CCTTCTTGACGAACAAAAAACGACGTGGGCGCGTGATGTATGGCGTACCGCGCGTCTGAATTCGTTCGTCGCGCAGCTGTCGGGCAACAACATGAACTCCGTCTTTCAGCGCATCACCGAGCTGAAGAAGGACGAGAAAGGCACTCGTGCCGTCATCACCCTGGTCCCCGATCTCGAAGGGGATGGCGTGGTCGGCGACTACGAGATGGAAGGGCACGAGGAAGAGGCGAAGGCCTACGACCAGCCGATCGAGATCGATCAGCTGCGGAACGCGAACAAGTCCGCTGGCCGCATGGCCGAGCAGGCGACCGTCGTGCAGTTCCGCGAGCAGTCGCGCGACTTGCTGGCCTACTGGCTGGCCGACCGCTGGGACCAGCTGGCAGCGCTGACGCTGTCCGGCGTCGACTACCGCTTCAAGACCAACGGCGGTCTGCGCCCCGGCTTCACCCACAACGGTTCGGCCTTCTCGCGCAACACTTCGACCGCGCCGGTTGGCCAGGCCCTCGTCGATCTGGCCTTCGCCGACAAGGTGACCGCGCCGTCTTCGAAGCGGTTCTTCCAGTGGGATGCCACCAATGGTCTCTCCGCCGGTAGCACCACGGCGATCAGCACGGCCGACACTCCGTCGTACAAGATGCTGGTCGAGGCCAAGGCGTACGCCAAGGACCGCCGGCTGAAGAGCGTGAAGGGCGGCGGTATGGAGCTGTACCACGTCTTCCTGCATCCGAAGGCGATGGCCAAGCTGAAGCTGGACGCGGACTTCCTCGCGAACCTGCGCAGCGCCGGCACCCGCGGCAACGAGAACCCGCTGTTCAGCGGTTCGCTGGTGACGGTGGACGGCCTGGTCCTGCACGAGTGGTCGCACTGCTTCAACACCCTGGGCGCGACGGCCGGCACCAGCGGCAACGCAGGCACCCCCGGCTACAAGTGGGGCGCCAACGCCAACGTGGACGGCTCCCGCATCCTGTTCGTAGGCGCGCAGGCCCTGGCGTTCGCGGACATCGGTGCGCCGAGCTGGGAAGAGGACACCTTCGACTATAAGGCGAAGCCCGGTATCTCGATCGGCAAGATCGGCGGCTTCTACAAGCCGGTGTTCTACAGCCCGATGGACCAGACCACGGAAGACTTCGGTCTGATGTGCATCGACGTCGCCATCTAAGCGGCAGATATACCCCGACCCGCAATGGGTCGGGGTTTCTTTTTTCGAGAGGAGATAACCCTACATGAAGATCGTAGCACCCCCGCAAGGCGCCCACCTGAGTACGACGTTCGGAGTGGCGTACTACATCGAGCCGAATGGCGTTCTCGAAAACGCGCCGCCGTTCCTGGCTTCCATCGCCGTGGAGAAAGGCTGTTCCGTGATCGCCGATAACGCCGCGCCCCCGCCCCCGCAGGTCACCGCTGAGGAGCGTCTCAAGAAGGTGGTCGCCGCGGTGAACACCATCGTCCAGGAGGGCGACCGCAAGAAGCTGCTCCCCAACGGCGTGCCGCGCCCGAACGAAGTCGCCAGGATCGTCGGCTTCGAGGTGACCAAGGACGAGATCGCCAACGCGTACAGCGTGTTGACCGAAGGTGGTCCCGAGGCCGAGGCTCCTGCGACGCCGGCCGCGAATGTCGATCAAGCTAAGTAAGGTCGTACAGCGAGTAGCCGAGCTACTCGACGATATCCCCGGGGACAGTTGGTCCCCGGGCGAGATCACCGGCTATGCCATCGAAGCCGTGCGGGTCATCGCGTCTCGAGTGCCCGCCGCCTATACCACGACTACCACAATGACCTTGGTCGACGGGCCGCGGCAGGTCGCGCCCGCGGAGGCCATTACGGTAGTCGACGTACCCTTTTCGATATCACCCACCGGCCAGCGACAGCGCGCAGTCACGGTGTTCGAACCGAAGACGCTGGCGGCGTTCCGCCCCACGTGGGTGTCGGACACACCAGGCGTCGTGCGCCAGTGGGCCCCAGACGCGACGGACCCGAAGGTGTTCTGGGTTTACCCACCGGCCGTCGCTGGCAACAAAGCCGAGATCGCGTACCCCGTCGCACCACCCGAAGTGATCACACAAGACGTGATCCCGATGGATTCGACCTGGGCCCCCGCAATCATGGACTACTGCCTCGGCCGCGCGCTGGGCAAGGACGCGGAGTTCGCCGCGGACCCTGCCCGCGCAGCGTTCTACATGACGGCCTTCTACAAGAGGTTCCCCAGTGACAGCAGTACTTGATCTGATCCCGTCGGTCGCGGCGCTTGCACCTTCGGCTCCCGAGCCACTCGTGATTCGGGCCTACATCGACTCTGCCCGCGAGTTCTTCCGCAAGACGATGGCCTGGGTCGACCAGGTCGATATCGACAGCGTCGGAGCCACCACCGACGAGTACCTGCTCGACCTCGGCGACCACAAAGAAGTGGTCGACGGCGTGTTCGTGCGATACCAGAACGACGAGAAGGGCCTGACCAAGATCACCCGCGCGTCGATGGTTATGCGCTCAACCACCACCGACAACCGTCCACGGTGGTATCGCGTGACCGGTAAGAAGCTGCATCTCGGCCCGAACACCGGCACCGACGTATCGGCGGAGATCACGGCGATCCTACTGTCCTTGAGGCCTACGCTCGAAGCGACGGAGATCGACGACGAGGTCGCGGAGAAGTTCCACGAATATCTCGAAGCGGGGGCGCTGTATCGACTGCTGACCATGCCCAACAAACCGTGGACCGATGTCGCTACGGCCGGCATGAAATACACGCAGTTCCAGGCGGACATCGACGAGTGGCGCGCAAGGGCTCCCGACGACGGCATGACGGGGATCGCGCGCCGCGTAAAATACGGCGGCCTATAATGCCGGTCCTCAAATACGAGGCCTTCTGGGGCGAATTTCCGGCTCTCAACGCCAATAAGCTATCCGTTAAGCAGGCGCAGGTCGCCTACAACCTCAAGCTGTGGGCCGGCACACTCGCACCCATGAAGGGCATCGCGTCCGTGTCGGCTACGCACACGACCAACCCCCGCACGATCTTCAAGTACAGCGACTCGATACTGCTCGAGTTCCCGACGAGAGTCGACGTCGTCCGCGCACCTATAACGAACGACACCTACGGTCGCGTGCTGATCACCGACGGGGAGTACCCCAAGGTGACGGATGCGACGCGCGTCGCCACCGGCTCGCCGCCGTATCCGAATGCCACTCTACGCCTGGGAGTGCCGGCGCCTACCGCGGCCATCGGCGCCAGCGTTGGCGGCTCGCCCACAAACCCGAACACGGATCTGTCCGAGACCCGGTTCTACGTGATGACGTACGTCAATTCATACGGCGAGGAAGGACCGCCCGGCCCGTCCTCGGCCGGCATCGACGTGAAGCCCGGCAACACTGGTGTGTTGTCTCTGCCTGATCTACCGGTCGGCGCGTATGACATAGCGACGAAACGAATCTACCGGTCAAACGTGGCAGGTACCGCGTATCAGTTTCTGACCGACGTGGCGTCCACCGCGACTTCGTTCACGGATGACTTGCTTAACGACGAGCTGGGCGAGCAGCTCGAGACGCAGGACTGGGACCCGCCGCCGGCAGATATGGTCGGGATCACCAGCATGCCGGGCGGCTTTTGCGCGGGGTTCCGCGGTAAAGAGCTGCTGTTCAGCGAGCCCGGCGCACCGCATGCCTGGCCCTATTCGTACCCAGTCGACGCCAACATCCTGGGGCTGGCCGCTATCGGCAACAGCCTCGTGGTTGTGACCGACGGACAGCTGTACATCTTCTCCGGCGTGCACCCCTCCGCCATGGCGCCGACCAAGCCGGAGGGCAACTACGCCGGGGTGTCGGCGGAGAGCATCATCGACCTCGGCTACGGTATCGCTTATGCCAGCGCAGACGGTCTCGTCTTCGTCGGCGCCGACGGATCGCCCAGGCTCGCGACCCCCGAGGTGTTCTCGTACGACACCTGGGCCGCCCTGGTGCCAGCGAACATGAAGGCCGCGGTGTGGAAAGGCCTGATCGTCATGTTCTATAGCGAAGGCGAGGACTACTACGCCTTCTTGTTCAATCCGCAGCAGCCCGAAGCCGGCATCGTGTACGTCGAGGCCGCTGAGGTGTTCGGCCGCTACACAGACCCCGAAGACGGTGATCTGTATCTGGTGGTCGAGAACAACGTCTGCAAGTGGGACGCGGGCTCGTTGACTACGTACATCTGGCGCGGCCGGCCGGAGACCCTTACGCGGCCGGCTTTCATGCGGGCTGTCCAAGTCGACGCCGAGGTATACCCCGTCACCGTGGGCGTGTACGCCGACGGCGAACTGCAGACCCGCGTCACGGTGCCGGACGGTAGCCCGAAGCGGCTCCCGAATGCGCGTCGCGCGCGTAAGTTCGAGGTCGAGATCATCGGCACCAGCGAGGTGGTGACCGTCGCGGTGGCCTCCACAGTCGGCGAACTGAAGGCGGCATAATGGCCCTCAAGCCGTCAGCGCTCGGGGCCATCACACTGGGCGTAACCGACCCTTCGGTTCGACGCGCACTGCAGCTTACGGCCGAGCGGCTCCAGGTCTGGGAGGGCTCCCGCGGTAACCCGC